CAATCTAGCATCAAGACAGCAGATTGTACGCCAGCTAATGCTAAGGGGCTGGAAGCCTGAGAAGTTCACTGAAAAGGGAAGTGCAATAGTTGACGAGTCTGTCCTCAATGAGGTAGATATTCCAGAGGCAAAACTGATTGCAGAGTATCTTCTTCTTGAGAAGCGTGTAACGCAGATCAAGTCATGGATAGAATTGGTCAAGGATGACGGAAAGGTTCATGGCAGTGTACTTACCCTACGAACTATTAGTGGCCGAATGGCACATACTTCACCTAACGTTGCTCAAGTTCCAGCTTCGTATTCGCCATATGGTCATGAGTGCAGATCCTGCTGGACTGCTAGCAAGCCAAGTCATTCTCTTGTTGGCTGTGATGCTTCTTCGCTTGAGCTTCGCGTCCTAGCCCACTATCTTAACGACCCGAAGTTTACTAGCGAGGTTGTCGATGGCGATATCCACACTGCGAACCAGAAGGCTGCTGGACTTGACACAAGAGATCAGGCGAAGACATTCATCTACGCCTTCATCTACGGTGCTGGACCAGCAAAGATCGGAAGCATCGTCGGAGGAGATGCAAAAGTCGGACAGCAACTCATCGACAAGTTCCTGACCAACGTCCCAAAGATATCGATCTTCCGCAAGAGGGTTGATATTGCTGCGAAGAGAGGCTATCTTATCGGCATCGATGGCAGGCGTCTTATCGTTCGCAACGCACACGCAGCAATGAACCTACTGATACAAGGAGGAGGCGCGGTAGTGTGCAAGCAATGGCTTGTCCAGATCAGAGACAGGGTAGCCGCTACGAAACTTGACGCAAAGCTAGTGGCATCCATCCATGACGAGTACCAGCACGATGTACTGACCGAACACGCCAAAGATTTTGGAGAGTTGACAAAGGAAGCCATGAAGGATACGCAGAAGATCTTGGACTTCCGTTGCAGGCTTGACTCCGAATACAAGATCGGCAAGACTTGGGCTGAGACTCACTGACAAGGAAGGAATCGCACTAGTGGGAAAGAATCTTATCCTTGAGGTGCCTGTCCATATCGACATGATTGCACAAGCTCGCATCATGTCGGAGGAGATGGGCATCATCAAGAATTCCATCATGCAAGGAGGAGGAAACATCTATGGCTTTCTAGGTGAACTGCTTGTAGCAGAATACCTTAAGGTTCCGTTGAAGCATTCCTATGACTACGACATGGAGCTGATCAATGGCCAGACAGTCGATGTAAAGACAAAGTCCACCAACTGGACTCCAAAGCTGGAGTATGATTGCTCCATTGCTGCCTTCAACATCAAGCAGCGGTGTGATTACTACTTCTTCTGTCGAGTCAAGAAGGACATGACTGTCGGATGGTTGCTCGGCTACATGCCAAAGAAGGAATACTTCGACAAGGCAATGAAGATCAAGAAGGGGGATCTAGATCCTGCCAACAACTTCACTGCCAAAAGCGACATGTACAACATCAAGATCGATGCCTTGTACGAACCCGAAGCACTACTGAAAATAGTGCTTGACTCTAAAGCCAATAAGCTGTAGAGTTCCAACCGCCCTACAACATCCAATGACGGATGTTGGGGCAATTATGTTTCAGAAGAGAAGAGGAGAGACTAAAATGGCTGAGAAGAACAAGTACACGATCATTTCCGGCAAGGCTTACTGGGCTTCGCTAATCCAGCCCAACACCACGTTTGAGCCATGCTGGTCCATCGATGTCAGCCTTGACCAAGAGAACAAGAAGAAGGTCATGGCCGATGGTCTACAGGTCAAGAACAAGAACGATGATCGTGGCGACTTCATCACCATCAAGCGTAAGGTTACCAAGCGTGATGGCTCGACCCGCAATGCACCAGAGATCATCGATGCTGCCAAGAACCCTTGGGATGCTTCGCTGATCGGCAACGGTTCAGTCGTCAACGTCAAGTACCAGCCTTACGAGTACACCGTTCGTGGCAAGAAGGGTGTATCTGCTGACCTCATCAAGGTACAGGTAGTCAGCCTCGTGCCTTATGGCGGAGGCAAGGATGATGGCTTTGATGCAGTGGATGGTGGCTACACCGTGCCACCTGCCCACATGGCAGCGGCAGCCAACGGAAGCGAGCATGTGAAGGGCGACGATATTCCCTTCTGATAAGACCAGAGTACAACACGCACGCGTGGGGCTACCGACATCAAATTGGGTAGCGTGTCAATGGGTGAGGAGTGGGACCATTGATGATCTTCAATCAAGAGAGTAACAATAAAGGAGAAGCAATCTTGAGCAATGAACTTCGCGTACTAAAGGCTCTTCTTCGTCGTCGTCGTGTTACCCGCAAGACCGCAATCGAGATGGGTCTGTGCGAGAACCTGACGGCCACGATCTCCCGTCTTCGCAAGATGGGGATTGCGATCATGGCTGTTCGAGCCAAGACGCCAGAGGGAGAGACATACACTCGCTACAAGCTTGACGACAGTTCGTTCAAGCTAGCCACCTCTATGGCTAACGCAGCCTGATAGAAAAGGCATTGCAGAGATGACCGCAGACAAGAAGACCATCGACACTCTGGTCGAAGACATCTACAAGCTCTTCGATCCTGAGAAAGAGGTCAAGATCAGCGAAGAAGAACTAGAAGCCTTTGCCGATGGCATCAAGGCTGCGGTTGTCTCTGCTCTCACTCGAAAGAAGAAGAGCAGCTACCTTCGTCTGTCCATGATCGGAAAACCCGACAGGCAGATCTGGAATGAACTCAATGGCATTCCAAAAGAAGAACTCTCTTCGTCTTCCTACATCAAGTTCCTTTACGGAGATATACTTGAGCAGCTTCTGATCTTCCTCTGCAAGACATCCGGTCATGATGTCAGGGACCATCAGAGAGAGCTTGAGGTCAATGGCGTCGTAGGCCACCAAGACGCCACAATCGATGGAGTCATGATCGACTTCAAGTCAGCATCTCCACACGGCTTCCGAAAGTTCTTATTCAACACATTGGCTATGGATGATCCATTTGGTTACATTGGCCAGATCTCGTCCTACGCATTTGCAGCAGATACTGACAGGGCTGGGTTCCTAGTCATCGAGAAGGTGTCTGGAGAGATTGCCCTGTGCGAGATCCAGAAGGTCAATCGCATTGACCCTACCGCTCGCATTGAATACCTGAAGGGAATGGTTGCCTCAAGTAACCCTCCACCGAAGTGCTATGATGCAGTACCTGATGGCAAGAGTGGCAACATGAAGCTTGCTACCGGATGTCATTTCTGCGACTTCAAGAAGACATGCTGGTCGGATGCCAACAACGGGACCGGTCTTCGAGCATTCAACTACAGCAACGGCATTCGCTACTTCACTGAGGTCAACAAGACTCCTGATGTAGAAGAGTTGGACATCAGTAATGGCAACTAAATCCCGCAAGAAGAAGAAGAAGAATGCTTATCGTAGCAAGCTTGAGGCAACCTTTGCCTACAAGCTGGAAGAAGGAATCATAGAGTTTGCCTACGAACCCTATAGCATCCCTTACTCAGTTGTCGAAGAGCGAAAGTACTATCCGGATTTCATCATACTTGCCAACGGCATTGTCATCGAGACAAAGGGATACTTCAAGCCAGCAGACAGGAAGAAGCATCTGAGGATCAAGGAACAGTATCCAGACCTTGATATTCGGTTTGTCTTTGGAAACAAGAAGAACAAGATCAACAAGAACTCGAAGACAACATACGAAGACTGGTGCAACAATCACGGCTTCAAGTGCTGTGATGGAAATGACACCAAAACAATCAGAGAATGGGCAAACGAAGTGGGAAAGAAACAGCAGTATGAGCGAACAGAGCGAAAGAGAAAGCCTAAGTGATCTCGGTCAAGCTCTGAAGCTGGACTCTCATTCAGCGTCTCCACCACAAGAGCTTGTCCTGTTTCGCACCGTCATCCTGCAAGCAATCCTTGACGCAACGAAACCTGCTACCCATAATGAACCAGAAGAAGAAGCATTGGCCCGAGAGCAGGCTATCTCTTGGTTCTTTGCATCCATTGGCGTAACCGCCCAAGATTTCATGGATGTCTGTGACATGGCTGGGCTTGATCCTGCTTATGTCCGCACATTCGCCCACAAGGTTCTAAGGACAAAGGAGATCGAGTATGTCAGAAAAAGGATCAACACCGTACTCAATGGAAGTAAATAAGATGCAAGATGAAAACCTATTCTATCCATCCACTAGTTATGATCCATTTACAGATCCACTGAATGTACCCGATCGCAGACATCCGCTTACAGATCCACTGAATGTACCCGATCGCAAACATCCGCAAATGTCCGTGATCGGATACAAGTTTGATGAGGAGCATTTGGTGAATGAACTGAAGCACTACATTGACTCCACCTACGATCAGCACTACGCAAAAGGCAAGATCCAAGCCACCGAAGTAATTATCGATGGTGGTCACGGAGAAGGCTTCCTTGTAGGAAACATCGTGAAGTATGCCCTTCGATATGGAAAGAAGGACGGGTGGAATCGAAAGGACTTGCTTAAGATACTCCACTATGCGATCATACTTCTTTCGGTTCACGACAGGCGTCGCCCTACACCGTAACCGATCTGATCTGAATAATCCCGTTTGTGAGTAATGGCTGCCAAGCCCTTGTTCGCAAACGGGTTTTTCATCTTAGTGAATATGGACCTTTTGTGGATGGAGGAAGACGATACAATGACCGAGAACAACCAATACCTGCCAACTGACTACCAGACATTCATTGCTCTTAGCCGGTATGCCCGATGGCTACCGGAGAAGAAGCGTCGAGAGACTTGGTCAGAAACCGTTGATCGGTACATTTCAAACGTAGTCGAGCGAGTGATCGAAGGACATCCAAAGGTTGTCAAGGATCTTCGATACAAGATCATGAACCTTGATGTCATGCCATCGATGCGAATGATGATGACTGCCGGTCCTGCATTGGACAGGGACAATACTTGTGGCTACAACTGTTCCTATCTTGCTGTCGATGACATGAAGTCATTTGACGAGGCCATGTTCATCCTGCTCTGCGGGACTGGTGTAGGGTTCTCTGTCGAGGGTCATTACGTCTCCCAGCTTCCAGAAATTCCGGAGACACTGTTCCCATCCAAAGATGTCATCATGGTACATGACTCAAAGGAGGGATGGGCAAAGGCTCTTCGCAAGGTCATTGCCATGCTTTACAGCGGCGAGATCCCCAACTGGAACCTCACGAACATCCGTCCAGCCGGTGCTCGTCTGAAGACCTTTGGTGGCAGGGCTAGCGGTCCAGAACCACTCAACCAGCTATTCAACTTCGTCACCGATACGTTCAAGAAGGCAGCAGGTCGCAAGCTATCATCACTCGAATGCCACGACATCATGTGCAAGATTGGCGATGTCGTTGTTGTTGGTGGCGTTCGGCGGTCTGCAATGATCTCGCTTTCCGATCTATGGGATGACCGTATGCGTCATGCCAAGAGCGGTAGCTGGTGGCAGAGCAACCCACAGCGCACACTAGCCAACAACTCTGCCGTGTATCTTGAGAAGCCAGACATCGAGACGTTCATGCGTGAATGGCTTTCTCTTGTCGAGAGCAAGAGCGGTGAGCGTGGCATCTTCGCTCGTTATGCCGCTCGCAAGCACATCGAAAAGAACGAGCGTCGTGATCCGCACCATCACTGGGGCACCAACCCATGCAGCGAGATCATCCTTCGCAACAACCAGTTCTGCAACCTGACTGAAGTAGTAATTCGTCCAGAAGACACGATGGAGTCTCTCACGGACAAGGTCGAGGCAGCCACCATTCTAGGCACAATCCAGTCAACCTTTACAAACTTCCCGTATCTACGGAAGATCTGGAAGAACAACACTGAGGAGGAGAGGCTTCTCGGTGTCTCCCTCACTGGCATCATGGACAACAAGCTTATTCGCACCGGAGATGCAGCAATCCTGACCAAGCTCCGTCAGGTAGCCATCGACACCAACGAGAAGTGGTCCAAGAAGCTCGGTATTCCGATGTCGGCAGCAATCACCTGCGTGAAGCCTTCCGGCACTGTCAGCCAGCTTGTGGACGCAGCAAGCGGCATCCATGCCCGCCATAGCAAGTACTACATCCGTACCGTTCGTGGTGACATCAAAGACCCACTGACACGGCTGATGATGGATGCTGGTGTCCCCAACGAACCGGAGATCTACCATCCAAATGATACTGTAGTCTTCTCGTTCCCTATGAAGTCTCCAGACAATGCCGTTACACGCAACGACATGTCTGCAATCGAGCAGCTAGAGGTCTGGAAGGCCTATGCACTGTCTTGGACAGAGCATAAGCCATCGGTAACGATCAGCGTTCGCGATAGCGAGTGGCTGAAGGTAGGAGCTTGGGTCTACGACAACATGGACATATGCTCCGGCATCTCCTTCCTTCCACACGACGATCACATCTACCAGCAGGCTCCATATCAAGACACTGATGAAGATGGCTACAATGCTCTTCTGAAGGAGATGCCCTCATCAATCGACTGGACCGCCCTAGCCCTATACGAGCAGGATGACAACACTAGCGGTAGCCAGACTTTTGCTTGTGCATCAGGTGCTTGCGAGATCGTTGACCTGACCAAGAAGTGATCAACAGCATGAAACCCCTTGACATTCAGGAAAAGGTTTCTTATATTTGTCCCAACAGAGGAGGTATCCAACCTATGGTTATTGATGTCATAGACAGTTTCTTCAAGGCCAATCATCTTGGTCTTCTGAACCAGCCATTTCCCAAGTACACCATCCTGCAAGGGGACAAGATCATGGTCATGTCCTTTGCGGTTGCAGGTTACCAGAAGAGCGATCTTTCGGTGACCTACACTGACGATGGCGTCCTTACCATTGCCAGCCAGAATGGTGCTACGAAGCCAGTAGGGGATCTGATGTCAGAGCCTCTATTCGCCTACGGAAAGCTTGGCAAGTACAACCTTTATGGTTACGACAATATCCACACCAAGCCCTTCAAGATGAGCCTGTATGTTGGCGAGGACCTTGATGTGGAGAGTGCTGAGCTTATGAATGGTATTCTTGAGGTAACTCTAAAGGCCATTCCCACTAGTGAGGAAGAGGATACTCACACCACTAAGGTCGAGATCAAGTAATAGAAGATCATGCACATTCGCAAGCTTCCTACCGTGTACATTGGCTTCGACAAGAAAGAAGCCGTCTACTATGACGTACTAAGACAGACCATCATCAACAAATCGAAAAGCGTCTACAACATCGTACCAATCGTACAGGAGGAAGTTCGAAGGGCAGGAATGTACTGGCGCGGTGTCTCTCTTTCGGAGGGGCATCGCCCAGTCGATATGTTCGATGGAAAGCCGTTCTCAACGGAGTTCAGCTTCACCCGCTTCCTTGTTCCATTCCTCAACCAAGGGAGCGGGCTTGCCCTATTCATGGACTGCGACATGTTTGTCAGGTCCGACATCGGTGAACTGTTCGATACCTTTCCAGTTTCATCGAAGGCTCTCGGTTGCGTGAAGCACAAGTATTCACCAACCGAAACCATCAAGATGGATGGGCAAGTCCAGACTGTATATCCAAGAAAGAACTGGTCATCCCTCGTGATGTGGAACTGCGATCACAAGCAGCATCGAGATTTCCTGACCATCGGGGATGTCAATACCAAATCCGGCAGTTGGCTTCACGGCTTCAACTGGCTTGACTCGGTTGATGAGTATGTTCATGGCTACAACGAGGAATGGAACTGGCTTGACGGTCATTCACCAGCAGCCATCGAAGCAAAATGTGTACACTTTACGACGGGCGGTCCTGCCTACTCAAACTGGACCGGCAAGCGTCAGATCGACGCAAAGTATGCGGATGAGTGGCACAGGGAGCGTCTTGACTGCTCGATCTATCCCAGCACGCTCTCTTGATAACCAACTATAAATAACAAGAAAAGGAATACATAGACATGAAGATCAGTTTCGTTACGTCCTTCAGCAAGGACGGCTACAACAAGTACGCAAAGAAGATGCTGCTGTCCGTCATCGAAAACTGGAACGACGATCTTCATCTGTATGCCTACTTCCATGACTTTGACAATGATACGATCAATGATCTTCCGTCTTCAGACAAGATCACCTACAGGAACTTGAATCTTGTAGAAGACATGATTGCCTATCGTGAGCGCATGAAGCAGTACGATGGCACTATGGGCGGCAAGACCCCATACAACTGGCGGATGGATGCCATCAAATGGTGCCACAAGGTCTATGCACTTACTGACTTTGCACTGTTCACGACCCCAGACGATGCAAAGGATGGTCTTATCTGCTGGCTGGATGCAGACACGATTACCAACAAGCCATTCTCAAGCAGCAAGCTTTGGGAGATTGTCCATGAGCAGGCAGACATTGTCCATCTAGGACGAACTGACTCGGACTACAGCGAGACTTCGTTCATTGCCTTCAACATGGCCAACCCGAACGTGTCTCCTTACTTCCTTGCCGATCTTCGCGGATGCTATGACATCGGTGAGGTCATCTCCTATCGTGAGTGGCACGATGGCTTCATCTTCGAGAGGCTCTTGAAGATCTACACGGCTCATGGTGCAAAGGTCCAGAACCTCACGCCAACTGCAAAGGGTCTTGCTGCGTTCATGCAGTCACCACTGTCCCAGTACATGACCCACTTCAAGGGCAATCTGAAGGAGCCGCTGCCAAACACCGTAGCTCCTGATGTGTCCGCTGGTCGGTACAAGAAGCTTGCCGATCTTGTCCGTACCTACTCAGGTGGAAAGAAGAGCTTTCATATCGTTGAAGTCGGCACTTGGAACGGTGGCAGGGCTATCGAAATGGCACTTGCTGCATTCGAGAAGGTGGACAGCGTCCACTATACCGGCTTTGATCTGTTCGAAGAGGCCACCGAAGAACTGGACAAGATCGAACTCAACTCGAAGCGCCACAATACCTTCGACTCCGTTCGCGAGCGTCTTGTCCAGTTTGCAGACAAGATGAAGAAGGACAGGAACAAGACCTTTACTTGCGAGCTTCACAAGGGTGACTCGAAGGTAACACTGACCAATGCAGTGAAAACCATCCCATTCGTTGACCTTGCATACATCGATGGTGGCCATAGCGAGACTACTGTCCTGTCTGACTATGAGAATCTGAAGCATGTGCCAGTCATTGTCTTCGATGACTACTTCTCGAAGGACGAAGATGGCAAAATTCTAGGAGATGAGTATCTTGGTACAAATCGCCTGTTCGACAAGCTGAAGGGTGAAAGCAAGAAGATCACGGTCATTCCCTCTACCGACAAGGTAAAGGGTGGTGGTATCACCCATCTGGTTGCACTGCTCAATGCAGATGGCCTGCCGGAGATCCCGAAGAACCTGCTGATGGTTCCAATTGTCGTCAGACCACGAGACAGCGTTCCAAAGGAATACATCCTCAACAACATCGAGGAGAACATGAAACTGATCAAGAACTGGTCCTTCGTAAGGAAGTATCCGTTCAATGAGGACAAGGCAATCATCGTATCCGGTGGTCCCTCAGTTGACTACAAGATGCTGAAGGAGTTTATCAAGAGGACTAGTCCATACGTCTTCTGCGTGAAGCACAGCTACCCGAAGCTCATCGAGAATGGCATCGTTCCCTTTGGCTGCGTGATCTTGGACCCACGACCAGTAGATGGTGTGTCTACTCACGGCATCGTTCGAAAGGACCTGTTCAAGGACATCCAAAAGGAGACCAACTTCTTCATCGCTTCCATGACCGATCCAAGCGTGACAAAGCTGCTGCTTGAGAAGGGTGCGACAGTCTATGGCTGGCACGCCTACTCGGAAGCAGTGCAGCAGGCAGCCAATCCACAGAACTTTACCGTAAAGGCAAAGATCGATCTCGGGGAAGATACAGTATTCGTTACTGGTGGAACATGCTCTGCCATGAGGGCTATCGGCATGGCCCACATCGTCGGATTCCGCAAGTTCCATCTGTTTGGATTCGATGGATCTATTCCGAACGTGACCGAAGAGATGAAGAAGGAGATGTCCGAAAACAGGCCAAAGTATTTCAACGTGGAAGCCTTTGGCCAGAAGTACTGGACTACTGGAGAGCTACTGGCAATGGCACAGGACTGCGAGCGTCTATTCCAAAAGGAAGATGTCGATATGCAAATCGAGGTATACGGAAAGAACACACTTGTCCAGACGATCTATGATCACTCAAGGTACAAGAATGTCCCGCACTTCTCGCAGTTCTTCCATGCCAGCAATGCAGCATGATTGGATAGTAAGCTATGGTCAATGAACGGCAAGAGAAGTTTGCACGACACTACGTCGTTACCCGCAATGCTACCGAGTCGGCAAAGGCTGCTGGCTATGCTGAGGGCACGGCACAGGCACAGGGATATAGA